TATTAATTCCCGCACTAGCGGCAGGCTTTGTGTTTTGGTTAATCGCCTGCACCTGTGCAAGGATTAATTGAATTAACGGCTGCAACACAAGAGCCATTGGCCCAGTCATGTTTGCAAGGGAGGTAAGCAACACAGTAAACCACCCTACGGACTTCTGAATAAACTCGACAAACATTGCGAGTGGCTTCATTGCTTTCCAAAAGATCGTGGTGATTTGGTAAAAAACCGCCGCCAAATCCGCCATGACCGAGTCAAGATGCAGCATCACTTCGGCTCGCGCATTTTCAGACGCAGTCGCAAAAGCCTGAGCCTGAGCGTATGCCACCCCGTTCCTGTTTGCGTCAGCCATTTGGCGATTAAATTGCGCCATCCGCTCTGTTGCTTTTGCAAACATCATTGCGCCCGAAAAGCGCGTAATCTCTTCAAATTTTCGAGAAATCTTTTCTGCCGACATTTGCAGGATTTTAAAAGCGGCAATCCCCGCTACGACTACAACCAAAACCGCTGCAAGCGCAATCGCAACGGGAGCCGCCGCCGCTCCAAGACCCGCAATAGCCCCTCCCGTCGATGACGATGTACTCAACAGGCTTGCCATTCCTCCTGCGGACGGCGCGCCAATAAACCCAAGCAATTCACCTTTAATGGCTGATGCTGTTTGGACAGCCATAATCTTCGACTGAAGTTTTCCCCAAGAGGTATTTGAGGTAGCCGTCCCCGATGGCGCAGTACTCGAAACGCGAGACGCTTGATGGATTGCACCCGTAAGCGCGTGGGTAACCCCTTGCTGCATTTGAGAAAACGCAGCCTGTCCAATGTGGATTACCGCCTGATTAATGCGGATAAGGCCGCGCTCGCTTGCGTTTCCTGCGCGGAGCGCAAGTGCGCTCGACGGGATTGCCGCAACCGACCCACCTCCGCCGTTGTCCTTAATGTTGATCGAGATTGTTCCGAGGTCTTCCATTAGACTTTGACCTCCCAAGTCATTTCATACGCAAAATCGTAGGTGTCACGAAGCGTCAGCCACCCCTCCAATTCAGGGACAGACTGCACCGTTCCGCCGTTACGGAAAAGCAACTGAATCACCATACCGTCGTAAGTCCTCTGTACGAGGTACTCACGGAGAGTGTCTGCAAATTGCTGAATCCCCTGTTGTCCCGCAATTCGCTCTGTCCCCCGACTAAGCGGGTCAAAAAACCCACGCCACCAAACCACCACATCGACATTTGTGCGAATAAGTCCCACCCCGCTAACAGGGTGGACGGCGGTGTCTGATCCCGCAACGATCTGAATCGCGTACTGGCCGACTACCTCGTCAATTGGGGCTTCGACGATGTAGACCGCATCACCGAGTCCCTGTTGAGACATCCACACGGTTAAATCGTCGCGCATTGCGTACAGGATGGATGAGACGCTAGCCATTATTGAAACCCTTTTTGCATATGCGCTTGAATCTCAACACGCTGTGCAAGACGAGCGTCCCCAGTTGTTTGGAAAATTGCCGCCGCAAACATTTTTGAGTCTCCTAGCGCAATTGCGATTCCGCGAGCAAGCGTTAGTGCTTCAGCCGCTTCAATTGAGGGAATGTTGACGGCAAGTCCCATCGCGGTATACGGATCGAAGTCCGTGGGCAACCTCCCATACACCGACAAAAACCGAGCGGTTGCCCTTAAAGTTTTCCCGAAGCCTCCATTGCCGTAGTCATACGATGCCACGCCGCAATTAGCCACTCGTCCCGAGCCTCGCGAGCAACTTCAGGAGTGCGAGACGATTGCCGAATCGCCCGAATTACAATGTCGGTGTTTGGCTCTGTGCCGTTAGGAGAAATGGCCTGAACTGTAGCAACCACCTCCATGTACTGGCAAATCAGCCTCCCGTTTGGGACTGAGACGGAGAAGAGGAGAGGGTCGTTTTCGTCGTTAAGGTCAATCATGAGTTAATGTAATTGTAAATATTGTTACTTGAATCAGGGATAGCCGAGATGTTTAAGGTTAACACGCGCTCACGGTTTCCCCATTGCGAGTCATTTACCCCGTCAACTTGAAGGTAACAAGCCGCAAAAGTATACTCTTGCGCCGTACTGACACTAGTAATTCTAACGCCAAAAAACGCAGTCGTTAGAATATCTAAAACTCTTCCAACTTGAGGAGTATTGTAAACATTGCGACTGGCAGCAAGCATTTGATTAAGGATATCCGCATCCCATTTAACAAGCGCAAGCGTAATTCGTGCGCTTGTGCCAGTTAGAACAACTTCCGCAGGGACATTTCCACTCAGCACCGTTTTAACTTCGTGATGATGATCGGTTATTTGTATTGAGGGAAGATTGTCGTTGTCCGTGTAGCCAAAGAGTTCCCAAGTAGAAAAAACATCGGTAGCGATTTCAATTTGGGTTGGGCCTGAGACATGAAATATAACAGCCATGTGTGTCCTTTTGGTTAGGCCAAAGTATAAAGTACGCCGCTACTGTTGGGGATTGCCATGATATTCAGCGTTAAAATGCGCTCGCGATTTCCCCATTGACTATCGCCCATGCTTTCGGGTTGCAGGTAGCAGCGTTCAAAGGTGTAAGTCTGATTCCCAATAATTTTGACTTTGAAAGTAAAGCCGCCGCTTACGAGTTGCCTTCCCACCGTTGAATCGTTGTAGGCTCCGCGTTGTTTTGCTAGAAGCAGGGCTAATTCTGAATTTTCCCATTTAACAAGCGCAAGCGTAATTCGTGCGCTTGTGCCTGTCATAACTAGTGCCGCAGGGACATTCCCTGTCAAAACCGATTTAACTTCGTGGTGATTGTCGGTAAATTGTACCGATGGGAGATTGTCGTTGTCTGAATAACCGAGTGTGCCGTAACTCCCGTCTGCGTCAATATCAATGCGGGTTGGCCCTGCGACAAAAATTGTTGTTGCCATGTCACTTGCCCTTTAGAATAGATTTGAGTCCGAGGTAGATGTCTTTTCCCATCCGCTGCAAATCATCGCGTGTTGGCAGAATAAATGGGCGTGACGGCACAGTAACGCCGCGCCACGCCATCAAAAAATCTTTGCCGCGCACAAGGTTTTCCTTGTTCGGATTTCTGCCAGTCGCGTGACCGCGACGACCCTTTTTCGTCAACGGGATGAAGTTTGGCCCCTTCGTCGTGAATCCACGATCCTGATACAGACCGTACTTTCGGCCTTGCATCGTGACTTTGATTCCACTCCCTGCACTTGCGCCGCTTGCTCCGAGCGACCCAATCAATTTTCCCGTGTCCACGAGCGGTTGACCGCTTGCTCGGTACGAGGTGTTTTCGATAAGGTACATAGTCCGATTGCGAGGCTTGCCATCTTTGTCAATGACGATTTTTCGTACCGCAAGGGCTGACCCATCTTTAGGTTTACTGCTCGACCATGAGTGGCCCTTAACGGTTTTCAGCGGAGTGTGTGGGACAGCCTTGCCGCCTGCGCCCCGACCAAAATTTTTATCGATGTGCTCACTCATCCACACGCCTGCGAGCGCGGCGATCCCTTTGACGATCCGAGGATTATCAAGAGCCTGACGAACTTTTTTAGACCACACGCTCATGGCGCGGTGAATCCTCGACGCGTAGGGAAGAATGGGCTGTTTGACGCGCTTGCGTAAAACGCTCGCGTCGAATCAGATACAGCGGTCACAAGGGGAGTGCCTGCGGACACATTTGCGGTCGCGTCACCAAAAAGCATTTTCCCGTCGCGCAGCCCCTCCAAATAGGAGTAGGACTGCTTGATTCGTTGCTCGATAGCAGGCGACAGTTTAGACCCTCGACGCTGAAACAGAAACTCGGTCGCGAGATCCACGACAAGACCAACGAGCAGCGGATCGTGTGCTGCGTCTAGGGCTGTGATCTCTGTCTCGCTGTAGATGCCACCCACGCGGATGTAGGACCGCACCGCAGCGGTTCCACGCTCAAGAGCCGCTTGCGTGATTGCGTTTGGTCCACCCATCGCCACGCCTGCGTCCCCGCATAACTGAGCAATAATCTGCGAGTCAAGCGCGTGTTCAAGATCTGCGTAAGTCGCGTAGGTGGTCATTGTGTTTTTCCTGAACAAAAAGAGGGGCGAGGCATAAAGCCCCGCCCCTTCGCTATCGTCTAATCACGCGGGTTAGGCAAGGACATTCTGAATCGCAAATCCGCCGACCGACGCGACAAGAGCGGGAACGCTATTGTCGATCACGCGGCCTTCAATGCGACGGTTCATGGGGTCGTTGAACTGCTCGACCGTCATGTCCTCGTAGGCGAAGATTTGCAGCGTCGAGAACGACGATGCGCCTTCAGTTCCAACAAGTCCGCTTGGACGCGACAGGAAGTACGCACCGTTGCCGAGGACATACGAGCGAGCGTCGGTTTGTCCCCTTTTCGAGGTAACCTTGACGGCATCCTCGACAACGACATCCGCGAGGCCAAAAAGGGTCGGGGGGATACCCCACTTTGCAAAGGTGTCGGATCCCTGCAGGTACTGGATACCCGCTTGGAACTTCACATAGTCCTGAATTTCAGGGGCTTGCGAAATGATATTCGCGGTTGCAGGCGAGATCACCATAATCAACTGGTTTGGGTTGACCGCACCACCCGACGAAAGGCTAACGATTCGCATCGCTTGCTGAATCGACTTTTGGATGAATCGGTTGGCGGACGAGGATCCATCCCACGAACCTGTCGCGGTGTATGGACCCGTTGAGGATCCTGCGGCGGTCGTGTAGTTCGTTCCCCAGTTTCCGTTGGTGGTAAGAACCGTCGCCGCTGCCATCGAGCGGCGAGTCATTGCCAACTGCGCCTTAGATCGTGCGTGTTGGGCAACAACATCCCACGAAGCCTGTGCGGCGGATTCCTGCGGAATGTAAAACGGGAAGCCGAATCGAGCCGTGGTGAACTGCACGAAATCAAACGAATTCTGCTTACCTGTTGGACGGTCGTTTCCGAGCGGCCATGCGTATTCCTTTTCGTCGCCAACGCGGGAGTTATCCGCGTTGTCTTGCTTCAAGTAGAAGCCTGTCATCTTTGCGGTGGGAATCAATGTCGCGTAACGCGACAAAGCGAAGGTGTTGACGGAGCGCGTGAACTCAACCTGCAACGCACCCGTTGCAAGATCGTTCGTACTTGGGATGTAGGTCGAAAGACCGCCACCCACAACTGTAAATGCCATGATGAATCCTCTTTCTGAGGGAAGGTTTTTTGTCAGATTTACGCGAAGACTGGGCCGCGATATCCGAAACGGAACGCACGAATGATGTCGCCAACAGCCCCTGCTTCGAGAGCAATGTAAGAGGACTTAGCGGTTGCTCCTGCTGCGGTTGTGACGGTCCCGCCTGAGGAGGCGAGACACATGAGGAAGTCACCTGCGGCACAGCCGCCTGTTCCTACCTCAACCTGCACCGTGTTAGTAGGTTGCAGCGTAATTGTACCTGTTGCAACGGCGTGGTTTGTTCCGTTGTAGGCGTTGACGCTACCGTCAGTCACGCCGATGGCGTAATCTGTGATTGCGTTTGATGCCGCGCCTTGAAACGCGCCCGAAATAGTGACGAGGCGGAATGGCGCAATTGTGCCGCTTGCAATGAGATTTGGAGTGAAGCCCATGTCAGACATTTTGAGTTCCTTTTTTTTACCGCTTCGTAGTGATGCGGGAATTGATGGCCTTGGTGAATTCTTCAGGGCGGCCCGCAAATTCGCGGACCATATCCTGAACTTGACGAGGATCGAGATCTGATTTCGGAAGCGTGGATCGGCTCATGTCGATACGGATCCCAACGGGATCACGAGCAAAGAGGTCGCGCCAAGTGTCAATAAGGTCGGACGGGTCGCGACTTGCCGCAAGTTCCGCAATCAGGCGCGGACGGCGGTCTGCGGGAATGCGGTATCCCTCAGTCTCCATTGCGTCAAGTTCACGACTGAACTTTTCGCGAGCGAGTTCAGAGCGAATCGACTGGAGTTCTCGCGACATCCGCGAGTTTTCGCGGCGCATGGCGATAAAGTCGCCACCCTCACGCGGACGGCTGTAGCGCATTGCGGGGAAAACTTCTTCAGACTCCTCCTCTTCATCTCCTTCGCCGTCGTGGGATTGGATGTCAATGTGAACATCGGCCTCGCCGTCATCTTCAGCAAATTGTTGCTGAATCATGTCATCGGCTGACATTTCGTCCTTTTCGTCCTCTGAATCGTCGGCCTCAAAACGCTTCTTGAACTTTTGGTCGATTTCGTCCATCGAAGCCTTGAGCGCGTCGAGTTCAGCGCGCATATCGTTGTCATCAGGCATTTGGTTTTTCTCTTTCGTAGAGGGGATGAATGTGGAGAGTCCTCCGCCGACAGTCCCCATGTCGAAACGAAGTGGGCGAGAGAAAGTCACAAGTTCGCCCTTGCGAACAAAATGAGTATCAGGAAGCGGTCGGCGTGGTGTTTCTCGCCCAAGCAGCGCGACTTCCGAAAGGTGATTGTGGTCCTGCCAAATCTCTGCGGAGCGACGAGGAAATGCGTTTGTGGCAAGCAGTTTTTCAAACACGCTTCGCTCAACTTCGCAGTCTCCGACAATGTAGGCCACACCGCCGCGCTCTTCGTAATTCACTTTGGTGAATCGTCCCACGCTTGATTTTGGCTCGTTTCCGTCTCGCTCGTGCATTACGACAAGGCGAGGAAACGAACCCTTATCCATGTATTGACGGGTCGCGGCGACAATCTCGCGCACACGAGTGTTGTCGAATTTCTTGAGTTCGTCATCATTGTCGCCGTCGATTTTTGCGTCATAGGCGCAAAAAACTTCAAGGTCGTGAATCACAACCTTGTCGCCATCGTCGGTGATTTTGTGTGATGGGGTGGTCATGTGAATCGGTAGAACGCGCCCATCTGTTGATCCGCGTTTGCTGTAAACTGCAATTGAATAATTTCAGCACCCATTGTGTCTACTACACAACTAGCCATTTCAAGACTACCAACAACACCAATGTAGGTCTTGGGTTGGACATTTACGAGCAGTGAAGCCGTCAGCGTCACAAGAGCCATCGGACAAAGGGTTCCACTAATGTCAAAGACAGGAGTTGTGCCTGTAGTCCTCGTCAAACTAAAGGACGCTAACACTTGTGGGAAATACCAAGTTACATCTACAGTAGATACATATCGTGTGTAACCGACCACACGCATATTCATTGCTGTAGCAGTAGGGTTATTACAGAATGGGTGCAGCGAAAGGTCGGTAATTCCTTTAACATTTGGAATGAGTGCGCCTACTGGCGCAGTTGTAGATGGTTGCGTGATAGGGTAAGCCGCAAACCCGCCGCCTAAAGCAGTTGTGATTTTGTCTAAGCGATTCTGTGGGTGGATAGGGAACGATTCGGCCATAGCAAAAGTATATCACCCAGAAATAAATCCTGTGTCAGGAACCATTCCGTTTGCTACTAATGCTTCCCGAATCCCGTTTTTGGTTTTGATGACTGCAAAGTTCGGATTCCCGTCCTCATCACACAGACCCTCGTTGACGGCTGTCGAAATCGGGATGGGGGTCCACGAACAACGGCAATTGAATCCGAGCGGGGTCGCAATGCCTATTTGGTCAATCTGATCGACAGTTGCAATGTAGCCGTCAAAGGCTCGATGCGTTAAGCGGGTCCGTGGGTCTTTGGTCGAGCGAAACCGCAGGAGCGGGACGAATTTCCGCACAAGGTCATCGCGGCAAATGTCTAAGCGGCCTTGCGACTGCGCTCGATTGATGTTAGTTCGGTAGACCGTTTCGAGTCGAGCCTCGGTGAGATTTGTGGCGGTTTCGAGGATGGTGTGCGCGACAAAGTCACCCACGCCCATTTCTTCGACTTTTTTCCCTGCAACGGACACGGTCACATCCCCCCGAATCGCCGCTGCAAGGATGTTTTTTGAGGTTTCAACCTGTTCCATCGTCATCCCTGTGACGAAAAATGACCCTTGCACTACCGCCTGCACCGTAGGGTTTCGACGCTTTTTGACTTCGTCGGAGGCGTTAGGGGGCAGTTCCTCAACCCTTGCCTGCGTCTTGCCTCGGATGAGTTCCGCGAGGTCAGGGGAGCGCAGCATGATCCGCGAGAGCGCGTTCGCGGCTTCATCGTCTCGTACTTCGGTTGCGGACTGGAGAGCGTGAGCAATTAACGCTTCCCACTTTGCGCGGGTCAGCGGTAGCAGACGAATAAAACGCTCAATCACTTCACGAGCGGGGCCACCCGCAAATTGCATCGTGATGCTCGAGATCTCAGTCCGCGACGGCGGCTCGTATCGCAGCGTGTCGATGTCACGAGCAAATGTCGCAGACGGCGGAGAAATTGCGGGTAGCGGCACACCCGACGCACGAGCGGATGTCAACGCTCCCGCAGCCCACGACGCAAGCAGAAGAGCGGCGGTCGCCGTCTTCCACGCCTCCCAGTATTCGGTTGAGTCAGTCCCTTCAACCTGAGCCGCAATTGCACGGCGGTACGCATCCTCGCCATATTCAACGAGGGCGGTCCACCCGCTATCCGCCTGTGATGGTTTACCTACCACCATGATCGCCGCGAAAATTCCTTAGGTGCGCCCTCGGCGGGTTCTACGCCTTCGGCAGGCGCAGGAGACTCTTTGAGCCATCCCGCTATTTGATCCTGCGGCGAGTCTGCGCTCGCGGCGGCAACGCTCGCAGGCCCACCGAGGGTTGCTTCATCCGCCTGAGGCTCTGACAGGCCGAGGAGGTCGCGCACCTCGCGGACTGACACCTTGCCGCCAAGTTCGACGAATGACTTAATGGCTTCTAGACGCTCTTTTGGATCAGGTCGCTCGGGAGCAAATTCGAATCGCAGGCAAGCAGCCTCGTCAACAGACGAGCCGAGCATTTGTGCCACAACGCGCACAAAGTCGAATGTCATCGAGTCCGCAAGAGCGTCTGCGTGGTAGCGAATGATGCGCGAAAGCGTATCGGCGTGAAGGGATGCGACACCCGACCCCATGCCTGTTCCGCCTGCCTCACTCGACAGACTTTGGCCAACAATTGACTCCTTGATTTTGCCGCTGAACCAGTTGACGAGTTCAAGGAAAACCGTCGCTCGGCCTGCGTTCGGCTCAAGGATTTCGACATCGTAGAGTTTGTCTGTGCCGCTCATAGGGAGCAGCACCGAGTTGTCGTTGGTGAGATTCGCGAGGACATTCTCCATCATCTCGCGGCCCTGATCCTGACCGAGCGGGTATCGCCCGATGCGGATACCCATGGCGTATCGCTCGGCGTAGGTGATTGCGTCTTGCAGGATTTCCTGCTTTGCCAACCACATAAACCAACAGACATCACGCGCTCCCACGCCGCGATAGATGGACTCCGAAGAGGATGGATCATTGAAATCGGGCGCGTTGATAAACACCCTGTGTAAAACAATGGCCTGTCTCTCGTCCTCATTAAAAATGTGTACGCGGCTGTCGAATCCGATGTTTTGGGCCGATGGACCGTGCGCGGAGTAGTCGGATCCGACTCGCATTGCGAGGTTGCCGCGTTGATCGTAAGCGAGGGTATCGGGGTGAAACGGATACCACTCCTTGACTTTGAAACCAAGCCGCTTATCGCGCTCGTAGACGAGGTTGCAGGCCGCATTGCCGTACCAAACAGCCTCGTGCATTGCGCGAACAAAGTCGCTTCGGCGCGGCATTTCTGCAAAGACTTTTCGCACACGACTGGCAAGTTCAATCCCCTTTTCATCCGTCTTATCGTCGCACACGACTCCCCATTCAAGGCTTGCGAGCGTGACTTGCAATGAACGCAGGACACCTTCGATGTCCGCGTCTGCGCGCATCATTTGCTGATACTGCGGGTTCAGCCTGTAGGCAAGACTGCTGTTTTTCAGCAGTTTGTCGGCGGTCGTAAAAAACGAACGCTGCACTTCAACCGAGGTCGCGAGTGGAGCAGTTTGTCCACGATCAACTGGCGCGGGTAAAGGCTTGCGTGGACGCTGTTCGGGGGTAAGACCGTTTGCGATAGGGTTGGGATTGGGATTGGGATCTTTGTAATCAGCCATGCGTGTCTTTAGTGCGTAGCGGTTGGGATCCACTTGGCAAGAGCAATTTCGAGGCCCCTAATCGTAGAGCGCGGCGAGATACTTGGGTCCACGGCCTCCGAGATTGGCATATGATCCGACGATCATCGGTGTAGGGTACTTGATTTAGGCACGAGACATGAGCATCCGCTCAAGTTTGTCCGTCAGCACTTTGACGCGGTCGGCCTGATCGGTTCCTTTGAACCGCGAGCGAGCAACATTGATGTAACGCTTGAGTGTTTCCGCGTCGGTTGTGGTCTTGGCCTCCGCAGCCATCTCGGCAAATCCAAGCACCGAGAGCAGTTGCGCTACGCCGTCAGCAATTTGTTGGTTGGCGTGAGCAAACTCCGCCTTGCCGCCACGAGACATCATTGCGCTCTTCGGCATTGCTCGTTTGGCCGCATCGTTTAGCGTGATGTGGGTCATGTCGTACACGCCTGACGAAACTTCGTGACCCTGACCTGCGATTTTGAGAGCCTTGAGGAGCAGTTGCGCGGACTGACTTCGTGGGCCGTCGAAACTGCCTGCGGAGCGTCCTTCGACACGAGCGGTTGCACGGACCTGATCGTCGCCAATGTCTTCAAGAATCACATCGCTACCAAACTCTGCCTTGCCCCCAATGCGAGACATTGCAGCCTTTGGAAATGCCTCTTGCCAATCCTTCAGCCTGTAATCATTTTGCTGCGGGTGGCCAGATCCCCATCCTACTAAATCGCCCATAGCCGTTAATTGAAATCGATTTGTCGGCTGTTTTACCTCCCTGTATCGCAGTATGCCGCTCGATCCCTCTAGAAGTTTTGCAGGAATGATGTAAAACCCTCTGCCTTGATGGGTCACGCCCTTCATTGTTTTGAGTTTTTCAAAATTCTTATCTCGTGGATCTACATCCGCTTGTGGGGTTTCGCTACCAAAGGTAGTTTTGCTGCCGCAAGCGAACTGCACTCGCACCTCGGTGTCGGTAGCGGTGACGCAGTCCGACTGAACAATCCCTGTCAACGGGCTAATCATTGCAAACGCACATCGCCCCGCACTCCCGTCCGCCTGCGCGAACTTGAGGGTGGCGACACCGTTTGACTCGGTGATTGAATCAGGCATGAATCCCAGTTTGCTCGCAATGGAACCAAAGCGCGTTGAGATTTCAGATTCACCGCGAGTAAAGCCTGACTTGTCCTTCCAAACCATCAATTCGCGCATGACCGCGCTCCCCCGAGGGGCCAATGCCTCAAGTCGGGCCTGCACATCTTGCATATCGAGTTGTTGAACCTCAGGGTTGCGGTTGTTGTCTTTGATGTCCGACAGGATTGAATCAAGTTCCCGCAACACCTGCTTGTGAAAGTTTTCGGTTCCTTCACGCGGAGTTTCTCGTGCAATCTTGGATTTCAGTTTCATCACCATGTTTGCGACGGGATCGTTGCTGCGCGAGTGCAGCGTCTTGACGACTCCCTGTGGGCTGTACGCCTTGATCTCTTGAATCTCAACCTTCACAGGCTTGCCGCCTGCACTACGCTTGATGTTTGCAAGCATTGCGTTTGCGTAATGCTCTGCCTCTTCCATCGTGCGAGCGGAGCGTCCTCCTGTGATCATCTCACCGACATAGGCCTCGACCATAAAACTGTCGCCTTCCCCAAACGATTGCTTGCGGTCGCCCAAGCGATTACTGCGGGACTTCCCATTTTTCCGCCGAGAAATTTCATCACCAACTTCGTTGACGATGTCGGCGTAATAGTTGAACTTCTTGCCGTCGGGTCCCATTGCGTCACGAGCGTCAGCCGCATCTCGCATGATGAAATTGAGAGAACTGTCCGACTTGCCGCCTAGAGATTCACGGAAAACTTTGAAGTCGAGGTGAACGGAACCGTCGCCTAGTACGCGCTCCGCAATCCCAAATCGTGAGCGTCCTGCAACAAACTGCATCCGCAGTTGCCGTGCAAGATCTTTTGCCTTTTCCTTTGCCATTTCCTCGTTTGCGTAAAGGGAGTAACTTTCTTCTTTTCCATTGGCCTTCCAATAGATGACCTCAAAATTGCCCCGTAGAGTTTTGCGTACAGACACGGTGTTTGGCTGACCAAAAGTTGCTTTTTGCATCATTGATGTATTTCCTGTGCGAGTGCGCGAAAACATTCGTGTTGGCTTGTCAGGGTCGAGGATTTGAACACGGAACGAATGCCAACCCGCTGCACCTGCTCGTCGCTTGATGTCCTCCATCTCGCTTGGGGTCTTGGCCTGCGTGGATAGCACCTTGGCGTGAAGTTGATCCGTCTCTCCTTCAGGGACACCCCACAAGATATATTCCTTTTGCATCATTGATTTCACGCCGCTGCGCGAGGACAAAATTCGACCTTGCCACGCCTTGCCGCTACTGGACAAAACGCGGTAACTCCCATTGTCAAACACCTGAGCAACATATTGTGCGCCGTTTGCGCCTTGGATGTTGAGCCACTCCGTTTGACCAAGTTGTTTTTGCGACTGTTCGCTTGCGGGTTTGCGCCCTGTAATTTCGTATTTTCGACCGTTGCCGCGAATCAAATGTGTTGAGGTAATTTGTGCATCATCAGGATTTGCAAAACTTGCCTTTACGCCACGGCGGGAATGCTCGGTGACATGGAACTCGTTTCCAAGAGCGTCGTGGTACGCAGACTCAAGTCTGACACGCAACGCACGGACTTCTTCCTTGCTAATCAGTTTGTCGATGTAGGCTTGTGCAATGTGGTCATTCCCTGCTTCGAGAGAAATGTTGGCGTTCCCTTTGATTTGTCCTGTGTAACTCTCGGCTCCATGCTTTTTGAGCGCGAGAAGGGCGTTGATATTGGCGTTGATGTAGCCGAGGGCCGCAGGCTTAGTGCTTGCAAATCCTTGTGCAAACGACTGGCGTGTGCGAGCAAAGTTGCCTTTGCCCTGCGCGACAACGCGCCCACCCTGTCCGTACAGGATCCATTCTCCATCTTTTGTTTTGACGAGGTCGTATTGAATATCGTCCTCGGGAGTTTGCAGGCTTGTCATGCGCCAAACTTGTTGCCCCTCTGGCAGTTTCATCTTGCGAATGACTTCGTACTGGACTCCCTTAATTGTCATCGTTGAATTAGATGCAAAACGAGAACAAGAGTAGGGTGATTTTTTTGGTGTCATTGTGATTGAGTCTTCTGATCGTGCAAAAACAGATCCCGCGCCATGATTGACTCCCTTGCAGGAGCAATCGCACGATGGTCCTTTTGCGTTTCGGCACAAGCCTCCACATTTCGTGGGGGTAGCGGTTTCTGTAAACAACACTCGCCGATTGATTGGACGCATTGCGCCGTCAACCTTCGCAATGTAATACAGCCGAGCATCGTTGATCGGGATCATTTTATTAAAGTCGTAACTGAACCCCTGCGATTCGCTTGGGAAGAGTTCCCTGAACTCTTTACCAGTTACACGCCTTGTGTTGTTGTAGTCAACCTCTCGCAGCCCCGCAAACCATTTTGGAACAGCGCGAGCAAACGAGTAGGCACGGTTACTGCACATGGGCGCATGGTATCACGCAAAGAACGGTCTGCGAGTCGAAGTTTTTGCAAAAAGCCCTGCGGTTTCGGGTGCGCGAATTCGCGATTTTGATCTATCTGACATTGTCAACGAGCCGCGAGTTGCCTCGGCGCACAGGTCTACTACGACATCCACGGTGTCATCGTGCGCGGCGGCAGGAAACGCCGTCATTTCGTCGGTGACGCATTGGAACGCAGGAAGGATTGTTCCGTTTTCGTCGGTGGGAAAAAACAACTTCCCACTTTGCACAAACGGCTGTGACCCCGCCGCTCGCAAATGCTTGTCGCGGTGGCGTTCAACCGCGACCATCGGGAATCGAGTGATCGTCCCAAACTGGTCGTAGATACCCTTCTGTGGCCCGTTTGCTTCTGCAAGGACTACGGACACACCCCGCCGTTCAAGGAGGCTTGCGGCCATCCTCGCGAACACGGGGAACGGCTCGCGGACCCGCAGGACATCCGTAAGGAAAAGCCTACGCTGATCGTCTACCTCGCCAACCATGCACACGCTGTAGTCGGGTTGTGCGCGGCTCTGCTCCGATTTTCCGTACCCCCAGTCGATTGCGGCAACGGTTCGTGTTCCCCGTGGAACCTCTGACGGTCGGTAGTACGCGAACCACTCGGGCCGAAAGATCAACAGGTCAGACGAAAGCGGCACGAGTTCGTAGGCTCGTGCATACGCCATTGCGCCCATACGCTCGTACTGTGCTTGCAATTGCTCGTGACTAAACACCTCGGGCCACGGGCTGATGCGCTCGCCGCCGTTCGTGGTGCATGGCAGGCGCAGGATGGTCCCTGCCTCGGTGTGGATCCTGCGAAGGTCGCCTGTGATGTCGTTCGTGTGGTAGGGGGTTGCGGTGTTCCACACGCGGGGGCGGAATACCGCGTTTTCCGCCGCAATGTCTCGCATCGGCATCCAGTTGCTGTTGTACGCCTCTTTGATTTTGTCTCGCTCGGCAGGGATCAACACGGCGTTACGCAGGTCGCTGATGTCATCCGTCCACAACAAATCAAATCGGCCACCTGCTCGGCCCATGATTCCCATTGACTCAAGCGTTGCGTCACGCGCTCCCATCCGTGCGCCCTCTAGCCTCCACCGTGTTTTGGATGTGTCCTCAGCGCGGATTCTTGTGTTTGGAAACACGGCTCGGTAGCGGTCCGTCTCGATGATTTCGCGGATCATGCTTGCGGTTTTTGCGGATTCGACATCGGTGGAACCGAGAATTTTGACTCGCAGGTGGGGGTAATGGCCCAAAAGCCACGAGATCGTCAACGCTCCTGTGGTCGTTTTGCCGTGTCCACGGGGGAGTTCGGCGTAGCAATCGCGGTCATCGAGCAGATACGACACCAAACGAGCGTGGATTGGCCCGATAGGACGGCCCATCGCAAGCGCAATGAATGCGAGGGGATTCACCCTCGCCTCTACGACAGCCTGCTGCGGGGTCATCCCGCAAGTCCCTGCGTCGAATGCCGCAGCGTTTGCACGACAGCGGCAAGCGCGTCAGGCGTAATCGAGGCAATCGCGACATTCTCGGTAGCGGTTCCATCGTCGAGTCGCATCATGCGGTCGAGGCCAATAGCGGCTCCGATGCCTGAGTCCTGAGCCTTGAATAAAAACTCACGGGCGCGAGATCGAGTGCGGTCATCGGGAGAATGCAGGTCTTGAATCGCGGTCTGACAGGCGAGGATCATCGCGTCGTAAGGGACATCCATTGCCACGCGAATGGCCCGTTCAAGCAGCAAATATGTCCCACGCTTGCGGTGCGGGTCAGCAAGATCTGCGGCGAGTTGCGACGGTCTTTTTTCGGTCGAACTGGCGGGAACCTTGGTAAGGTTTCGCGGTTTCGCGGGAGCCTGTTGCCTTGGCTTCTTGGCTTGAAGTTTATAGTCCGCCCCTACCCCACGGGGGTGGGGGGGTGGAGCGGAAATCGGGGTGGGCTTCTTCACAACTTTAACCATAGTAGTTTCAATCGGTGCAGGAGCAAGGAATGATCTCGTCATCCTCTTGATTTCCTATTGGACCAAATAGTTCGGGTTGAATGCGGATTTGATGCAAAACCGACTTGTATGACGGGGCATCCTTACGGAACCTTGCTCCAACCATTTCTTCCTGTGCAATCCACCAGTCGGCGTGTTTAGGGTCGTGACGCAACACGCGCTCGATCACGGAAGTTCCTTTCAAAAAACAACAATCACAGTTACCAAATGCTCGGTCATCGTTTGGTAAGCGAAGATCAAAAGGTGAACTGGCCCAAAACTTTCGCACATCGGCAAGGACATGGCCTGCCTTTGCCATAGGGCAGTCGTAGTCAAAACCTTGCCGAGTGTCGCCCTGAACTCGATGCACACGGCGCGGTTCATCCGCACGAAGCCCCACAATCATTGTCGCGTCAACCACCCCAACAGACTTGCAGTATTTGGCAATGGCAATGACTTTAAGTTCTGATGTGCAGAACCGCATAACGGGGTTGGGAAGAAACATTTTCTTTTCGTTCATGCGAGCGAACGGCTCACCGTTTCGTGACGCGGTGGCATAGTCAACAACACGAAAACCCTCGTCAGAATCAAAATCTCGCTCAACCCATGCAATTTCAACTCCCCAGTTTGTTGCGGTTTCGCGAACAAATTCAAGGGTTGCGGGATGTTCTTTTCCCGTGTTAGCAAAACAAACCCGAGAACCGTCAGGAATCTGCCCCTCAAATGCATCAAGGATGTTTTTGAGCATAAACCCGCTCGTGCGACCGCCGCTGTAGGAGATAACAAATGGGCCATCAATTTTGTATGGGTTTCGTGTCATTGCCGCCTTTGTTCTCGTGTCATGTCGTACCAACTGCGTACCACCAGTTGTTCGTAACTTTCGTGCGATAAATCGCGTCCGTTTCGATCAGGCTTAAACATTAATACCGCTATGCCTCCCCTGCGAAGCATAAACGGAATGCGGTTCAGTAGCGCAATCGGGATTTGAGACGCTTGGCCGTACAACGACAATATGGTGTCGTAGCCGTCGCGGTAAAAGTCCTCAAATGACGAACGGATAAAGCATCCGTCATACGCGCCAAACTCGAATTGCGCCTGTTGGATCCATGATTCGCGGGTGTCAATACAAGTGTAAGACAATGCGGGGATTTTGAAATCTTTAACAACGCAACCGTTGCCTGAAATTCCGATTTGCAACACGCGCCCACGAATTAATTTCTCGACGCGGTTTTGCGTCAGAGACTCAACCTCAAGAGATGGGATGACGCAATCACCTAAGCCTAATGAGGAGTAGTCCTTTTTAACTCGGAAAATGCTGTTTCCTCTATCTCCCTCACTCAAATAAGTGTGTCCCTCGATGTCAATGGCGTGGTATCCGTGGAACAACTCCTTGTAGCCGTGTCGGCATATCGCCTCGTTGCATTCGTCGAATCGGTCGGATCGTTCCCACATTTCTCGTGTGGTTGAATGCGAAAGACCTGCGGGGCCATCTTCTACGGCATCAAACAACGATTTTCGCAAAAACTCGTCAACTCGGATCATCTCCAAGAGGGGTAGCGGGTCGTACTGGTCTTGCATCGGTGTCCTCATGGCGATTTTTTTGGAACCATCACAAAGTCAAATCCCGCAAGTTTTGCCATCGCAATCGCCATCCCAAACGATGGTAGGCGTTGACCAGTAATTGTCTCGCTGTCCGCGAGCAGGCATTCGGCGGTGTGAACTGCACAGATTTCTGCGTCTGAGACTTTTCGCACAAAGGTGTATCGGCTCACTCCGTGAGTCGCAAGTTGTTTCCGCATGGCGATTTTCCAATCGGCAGGGCTGTTTAGTTTGGCGGGTTTCATGGGTCACAGTCTACTGTGACGAAGGGTATGCGTCAACAAATTTGGAATTTTTGGGCGTTTCGCAGTCGAATATCATCCGCGCTGACCCCTCCGCTCGCCCTATAGGGGCTACGGGGGGTCGCGGCTGACGGTTTAAGAGAGAGAGATATAGTCACATGGGAGCGAGTGGGGAAACCATGACCCCTTGCACAGAGGTCACGGAATAGCCGCACGGTCGCGGAGCAGGTTCCTTGGGCATCACTTCCACCATTTCGTTGTCAGCCGCTGCTGTGATGCAAGAGCGCGTAGATCCGAGGATCGACGGCGTGGAGTAGGGTCAGACTCCACGACGAGGCGACTGGGGAGTCGCGACAGATGCCGAGTACGGACCCCTCGACGGGTGGTGCAGCGGTAGCCGACAGACGGCGTGTGAGGCGTGGTATGCTGCTCACGCTTGAGGATGTGTGGTAGTCGCCTTTCCCGTTCTAGGAAGCGACTACCGCGCACAGCGTACCGACTTTGACCGCCTCGTGCCGTCAAGGTCGGTTTTTCTTTTTGCAAACCAAACTATTTTTTTTATTTTTAGATTTCGCTATTGCGCCCTACGGCAAAGTAGGGTATATAGAGGAGGTCGGGAATGTTTCCCGACCTAACACGAAAGGATTTCGTTATGGAAATCAAGGAACTTGTCAGGGTTTGCAAGGCTCGTCAGGCTGCGTGGGAGCGAGTCACGAAAGCAAAAGAGGCGGCAACTGCTGCCAGTCTCGCGTGGGATAATGCTCGCCGAGATCACTATCTCGACTTAATCGACGCGGAGTGCAAGGTGCGTGTTGTGAAAATCACAAGCGACGCACGGCTTGCAATGTCTCGCTCGGGTGAGTTCGTCCAAAGTCAGGCTGCGTACTGCGGTGTAGTCGAACAATCCTACCGAGGCCGCAAGCATTTTGGGGTTGTGTGGGTCACCCCTACTGGGGACCGCATGATTCAAACCATTGGGGATCTTGAGCGCGGCCGCGAGTGCCGTGTGCATGGAATCCTGTACCCCTCGGCAAAACTCGAAGACTACTGCACTCTCAAGTCATCAACCTAAACCCACAACGCGGGGGTGGGGCTTCGGCCCCACCCCTGCTTTCACAAAAGGATTTCAAATGAATATCTCTGACGCATTCGACGCTGCTCTTCTTGATGTCAAATCTCCTACCACTTGGTATGTCTGCTTAATGCTGCGAGAGCAGTACTATGGCGGACCTGAAGAGGGGGGTTGGTACGGATACGACACCACCCTCGTGCGCTTTGCGCAGTTTCCCTCTCAAGAGGCAGCGTGGGATGGGGCGGAAAAAGTAAAGCGTCTTGCCGCTTGTGAATCCAGTAGGGCGGCGGAAGATTTCATCCGTATGCGCCTGCGTTCGTGTGACGAGGCCGAGGCTTGCAATGAGGATGTGGACAGGTTGCCTGAAGTCGGTAGACCCGACTCGTACCGCGTGATCGTGACAGACCAATTGCCTGCACAGTTTGACGCGGGATCGAGGTGCTACGAATGACCTTCCCGATTCTCGACATGACAGACATCACTTGTGTTGTGATGACCATGCGCTCGGACCGCGAGCATTTGATTTTTCACACGACAGATGGGGTGATTACGGTTCAACTCAAACCGATGGGTAGACGAAAAACGGGTATCCATATTTTTGCTCCCCGCAAGGTCTTGATTCGCCGCGAGCCAACCAAAGAGGAGTCACCTAATGCAACAGTTTGAAACACTCTTTGATTCCGCCGAGGCGGATCGCCGCATGGAGGCGGGTATCGCGCTCGCATCTTCAAGCGAGATGCGTAACGCTTTGCTGCGGGTCGCACAGGGACACGCGAGGAGTCTCTGTGTCACGCAGGGGTGGGTGACGAGCGATTGCGTTTGCCGACGCATGGCGGAGAGGGGTTTCGATTACGCGGATTTAGGAAACGCAGCGGGAGCGGTTTTTCGCGGCGGGTTTGCGTGGACTGGTGAAGTGCAGCGGTCCTCTCGCGTGTCTACCCACGGGAGAATCATCCGCGTGTGGAGGATTCGGAATGATTGATTCGCTCAAATACCTTAAGGGGATCGTTCGCGCAAGCGTTGAAATGTGTCCAACTCGCAGCGGCATCATTGGCAAACTCGATTACGCCATCCCGATCCGCCTTATCTTTGAATGCGCGGACGATGTCGCAAAACTGCACGATGAAATTGAAGCACTCAAGGCAGAAGTCAAAAAATTAAAAAGACAATCTCGTGTGTGAGTTTTTTGCTCACGGGATCCCTGCGCCACAAGGGTCAAAAAACCTAGTACGACTACGCTCGGGGCGCACCATTATGATTGAGGCATCAAAGCGCGTGATGCCGTGGAGGGCTGTTATCGCGGCCTCAGCAGTCGCTGCGGGAGTTCAGATGCACGAGCAAGATGTGGAGGTGCGGATCGTTGCGCGGTGGACGCGGCCTGCGTCACACCTCACCGCGAGCGGCTTGCTGCGGAAGTCATCCCCAGTCCTTCCGCGTTACGCCGACTGCGACAAACTTGCTAGGGCTGTGTGTGACGCTCTCGCAGGGATTGCCTACCGAAACGACAGGCAGGTGGGCAAACTCTCTGTAGAGCGGCGGTGGTGTCTCGCTGAGGAGGCGAGTGGCGCATCCATTTCCGTGTTGGCGCATACCTGATTTTCTCGCCAACAAACTTGCATCCTATATCCTAATAGGGTAAATTTACACCGTTGGGCATGATCCCAACCTAACTAGAGGAAAACAGCATGGAACTGGCAACAATCAAGGCAGGGCTTTCGCCCGAGCAGGTCGATCTGCTCTCGCGCACCATCGCAAAGGGGTGCAACCCTGATGAACTGGCGTTGTTCTCGTCCATCTGTGACCGAACGGGACTTGACCCGTTTGCTCGGCAGATCTACGCGATTCAGCGGTGGGATTCTCGGGAAAATCGAAACATCATGCAGACTCAAATCTCGATTGATGGGGCGCGGTTAGTCGCGCAACGCTCAGGCGAGTACGCGGGGCAGGACGGACCGTACTGGTGCGGTCCTGACGGAAAGTGGGTAGATGTGTGGCTCGATGTCTTGCCGCCAACAGCGGCTCGCGTCGGCGTGATGCGTAAGGGTTTTGCGGGTCCCCTGTACGCAGTTGCCTTGTGGCGAGAGTATGTGCAGACTACGAAAAATGGGGGGGTCACGACGATGTGGGCAAAAATGCCGAGCCTGATGATTGCAAAGTGCAGCGAGGCTCTCGCGCTGCGAAAAGCCTTTCCTGCGGAACTGTCGGGGTTGTACACGAGTGAGGAAATGTCACAGGCTGAGGTTCCTGCGGCGGTCACTCCCGTCGATGTACCCGTCCGCGCCGATGGGTTCTTGTTGCCCCCCCCAGTCAAGTCGAGCGCGAAGCATGACCCCTCGATGTTTTCCTCGGAGCCGACCCTAAAGCAAGTCGTACCCGTTGAATCGAAGGTTGTTGTGGTCGCAAAGCCCAAGCCGAAATTAACACAAAAGTGGCCTGCGACAGGGACTGATGTCGTGCGGATTGAGAAACTTGTGGAGCGCGGAGACGGCTACGCGCTGCTTTGCGCGCACCCTGTGCATGGACAGTCGTGGGTTTCGGCGAGTCCCCTGAGCGCGTGGACTGTCGCCGCAGACACGAACATTGAACTGACTTGGCGGTGGAACGCTGTCGGCTTCTGTGAGGCGACCGAGATCCGAGATCAGCCACAGATTCGCGACTTTGTTGCTCTGTAATTTACCCCCCTCTAACACACGAGACACCATGAGCCTGTACACCATCACCGAAGATTTGAAATCACTCGTCGGAGCGTTCGAGGAACACGGCCACGCCTCTGACGAGGCCGCTGCCGCCATCGCGGAACACACGAGCGCGTTGATTGAGTCGTTCGACGCGAAGATTGATGACTACGCCGCGTTGATTCGGTCCTGCGAAAGCCGCGCAGCAGGACGGTCCGAAGAGGCCGCGAGAATGAAGAAACTGGCACAGGATGACGAGTCGCTTGCAACGCGGTTGCGACTGGCGGTGATGAACGCTATGAAGGAAACGGGACAGCCGAAGATTCAAACGGCTCGGTTCTCGTTGTCGGTCGTAAAAAACGGCGGAGCCGTACCCGTCATTATCAGCGACGAGGCTGAGTTGCCTGAGGAGTTCCGCGTTCCTGTCGTTACGATCACGGTTGACAAGGTCGCAATTCGTGCGGCACTTGAAGCGGGCGAGTCAGTAAACGGGGCCACGCTTGGCGAGCGAGGCACACGACTCAGCCTTAAGTGATTTATCACGAACGATTGTTTTCTCCCACCCGTCACAAAAAAGCACCACATGACAACAGAACTTACACAAACTCAAGGGATTGGCGGCTACGCAGGAAAATTAGGGGAGAAGCAATGGCTTGCTGAAATTCACCCTAACCCGACGGGCAAGGGCTTCAATCGCGTTTTTGTCAACCCTCAAAAAGTAACACGAGACAAATTTAACACTACGCGCTACATGAGGACATACCACTATGACCTAAGCGCAGGCTTATACGAATGCAGCGAGCATGGCGAGCGAATGTTTTTGATTTGTAACGGGGCAAAGTGGTGGCGCGGGGATCAAACTCGTGTGGACGCAATTATTGCACACATGAGCGACGGGATTACGCCCCACGATGCGGTGACATTGACTCGAAAACCCAAGCCCAACGCCTAACCCAACGCCTAACCCTGATTCAAATATGCGCCCTGAGGTCAGGGCGTTTTTTATTTTTGTGACGCTGCAACTTGACCCCTACCGATTAGTAGGGTATGGTTTATGCGTCGGGAATGTTTCCCGACCTAAAAACGCGACAAGAGTCGCAGAAACGAGACAGACATGACCGCAGAAAACAAAGTGAAAACTGATTCCGAAATCATCGACGATGTGAGCATCGCGTTTGCTCGATCACGAGCGAATGAGACACGATCTTGGGTTGACTATTTACCCGCCTACATTGAGTGCGACGATTCGCTCGTGGACGATGTTGATTATGTCGGCAGTCTCGCGGACGGACGAGCAATCTATTACGCGCCCCACACGATGGACGGGTTCTTGATTTCGGGGGTCAATCAATGAACGCCGAAAATAAATCAACAATTGCCCTCGCAAACGCTTCAGATTTCTTCGCTTCCTGCACGGTCCTTCGCAACGCCGTTACGGTTCGTCGCAATCGCGAGGAAAGAGAATTCCGCGATATGCAGGGTTGGGGTCCGTTGTTGTCGCACTCCCAGTACCGCTTGATGAAGGATCGCATGGATCGGTTCATGCTTACGACACCTGAGGATAAGGCGTTAACCGCGTTGGTTTCGGCCTACAACCGCTCAGTCATTGCTAACGCTAAGTGAAAACAAAAGGATCAAACATGAAAATCATTGGCTACACATACGACGCTGCAAACCATTGCCCAAACTGCACCCGTGAGGCAGCGGCCAACGGAACGCTGACCCGAGAGCCGCCGTTAAGGCGCGAAACTGACGAGCATGGGGTTGCACAAGACTTGGTGGACCGCAGCGTAAACGAGGTGGGGGCGTTGTTTGACACGGACGAAAATGTCGATCCACGATTCTGCGACGATTGCTTCGAGGACTTGACCTAATTCATGCGCCCCGAGGTCGGGGCGTTTTTTTATTTTTGTGATGCGTTCCCTTGCCCCCTACCGATTGACAGGGTATGTTTCACCCGTCGGGAATGTCTCCCGACCTAACTCAAAGGAATTTGATCATGACACACGCAAGCAACCGCCAAACCGCCAAGTCCCTTCAAACCGCCGCAATGGACGCAATTCAGTTATCGCTTAACGCGATTTGCGACCGAGCCAACGACCCAACCGCTCGCATCATTCGCGACGAGGCTCAGGTTCAAATTGATTTCTGTTTTCACATTGGACTGATTACCCCCGCACAAAAGTACGAACTGTATGACCAGTTTGGCTTTGCCATTCGGCTCCACTCTGCGCGACCGTACCGAGCGACGATTGCGACGATTGCGGAGATGCTCCCGCTTTATGTCATCTGCGTAGATCCACACGCCGCTTCTCCGCGATTCGTTGTGCGTATCAATCACGAGGGGTACATTGTTGAAATGACTAACGACTGCCGCGAGGCTAAATCGTTTGTCTCGTTTGACGAGGCTCACGGTGCAATGAAGAGGTGCATCCGTTGGGCTGACACCCGATGCATCATGGATGTCCGAACAGGGTTTGCAGTTTCGGACCCCGCTGCCGAGCGCGTTGAGAACTTGAGATTGGCCGCTATTGCGGATCGTGATGAAGCCCGTGAGTCAAACGACACGCCCGTATTCATGACCGACCGCGAAACAGAACTGGACTAAGCCCTAAAAAACTTCGTCTAGGCGCGCCTCAACTTTGGGGCGCGTTTTTTTTATTCTCAACCTGCTTGCGGATATCGTAGAAGCCATGAAGGCACGATCAAAAATCCCACAATTGGAACTGGCGGAACTCGGCGTGGATTGGCTGACTACAGGACAGGTAGCGAGGAGGCTAGGAGTGTCGGCGGCGACCGTCAGCAAATGGATCGATTCAGGGCGGTTGTTGGGCTTGCGCCTGCCTGAGTCGCAGGCGAGGCGGGTCCACCCTGAGGCCCTACGCGAGTTCTGCCAACGGGAGGGGTTTGATCGTGCGCGAGGCGGCTGAGGCCGCTGAGGCCGCGCAGAGCGAACGGGAGCGTATTGCGCTTGTGATCACGCTTGGGGCGGTGCGGATGCTGCGTTGGGAGTCGCCTGCGGAATCAGGAATCAACGATGCTTACCGCAAACTCCTGACACACGCCGAGGGTGTGCTGCGCGACGAAATGTTGCCGCGATACTCTAAAGTTTGCGACACATTGTAAAATCCGCTATTCTTTACCTGCCGTCACGCGGCCACCTTTTGATCTTTTCCCCCTGCGCCCCCTGACCACGAAAGTGGACAGGGGGCGTTTATGTTGTGCCGTCCGTGGCATCAGCAATAGGTTTAAAAGGGACAAGTTTGTTTAATGCTTCTCGACGAGCCGCACACCCGCCACAGGTCTTGATGCCCATTGCTTTCGTTGCCGACGCAACAACATCACCAAGCCCACGCCAATGATTTTTAGAGGAATCAGAAACCGCATCTGTCGCTGTAATGGCGGCAGGAGCCGAAACAGTTACGCGCCCGTTGCCGACAATTGGTGGATCAATAAAGTTCCCGTCGCGAGAAATCCTACTAGAGCATGAGGCACACTCATCAAGGTTTAGTGCCTTGCCGCATTCGGCAATCCCATGCACGACACGCCATTGCTTGCAATCCACAATAGGCAACTTAATGCCGTTACGAACAATGATGTAACCGATTTCGCTCAAGTGACGCACCATGCAACATCGGGTTTTCCTGACGCGCTTGTTTCGCAATAAATCGATGCGTTTTGAAACGAAAGCACACACGGCTCAGGTAGCGGGTTCTCTATATAGAACTGAGGACATTCCTCAATTGGTACGGTGCAGCAAGGGGCAGGAGTGTAGATAAATGGATAACAGCGGCATTTTTGTCGCGGCTCAGGCATGAGGGGACAAACCGTTCGGTATCCCGCCGTAATTACCGTCGTTACCCCCCCGATTACCTGCGTAATGTCATCGAGTGGGTAACCAACCGTAGCGGTGCATTCTGTCGCGGCCACATAGGTGTTCGGCGCAACACAAATCGTAGTCATCGACGCGGGTTCTTCGATGTTCATGATTGCGTATCGCTCTCCGTTTGCGTATTCAGGAAGCGAAAGACATTGCAGCACAAACGGGTATGCCCCCGTTGCGGAGATTCCCGCACAAACCGTTGCAAACTCAGGGGCGTACCCGCGACAATTGAATTGACTGTTCATTGACTGTGCGACACACATACTCTTTCGGATTGAAACGCCCTGCATTGTTACCGAGACTAACCCAGTAGCAGCGTCATAAACTACCGCTCCTACCTGCATGACATCTCCTGCGACATACGCAGGTCGAGTACACGGAGGATCCCACGGACACGCTTCACAGGTCTGTCTTGTGCCGAACCAAAAATGGTCTGACCAAGGCGCGATGGCAATCGCGTTAATTAACGCGCCGATCCGAGTGTTAATTTTCGTGACAAGCGTCGGGATAGTTCCGCTTACCATGTCAATGACAAGGCCACAAACTCGAAAACGAAAAGTTGGAATATCCCCCCAACAAGTCGTGGTTTGCACCGAAGACATTTCAATCAAAGAATTGTTAACCCAGTTTTCAAGTGATCCTTGATTTGTCGGGTCAACCCCATACCCCAATGGCAGACACGCATCAAATTGCAATGTCAACACATCTTCAACATGATAATTATCTTCACAGTCTTGAATTGAGTAGCAGGTTTTTACCTCGTAGGAGTTCCGCATATCGACCAATGCGTCACACGCCAACGGGTCAAAGTCACAAGGATTAATGCCGCCGCAGCAATCATCTGCAATTAGTTGAGGGCAAAAACCCTCACAACTACAATATTCTGTCCATTCCTGCCGCCGCTCTTCAGGGCAGGAAAACGGTACGGGAGGGCAGGGGTTGGGGGATTGGGTTCCGTTAAAACTATCGCATGAAACGCACGAAGCAATCTCCTGAGAGATTTTTCGATTTACCGAAAATAACGAATCTGATGGGCCATGTTGGCAGCGCATAAACCAAGGGACATTTACGATAACAACGCACACGCTTATGGTAGATGAAATCGTTATTTTCTTGTTTGGCGCAAGTCCATGCTGATCACAGAGGTTGTAGCAATCTGCAATAAACTCATGGCATGGGTCTTCGTTGTTTTCAAGAACATACGCCCCGTTTGGGCCACAGTCATCACAAAAGATAAGTCCAATTTCTCCCACGGGTAGTTTGGGATTAATGTATGGAATGCAGCAAAGGCCACCTCCTGAAGGGTAGTCTCCTATCTTCCATCCAACATTTGTCGGGTAGGGGCTACCTGCGGGAGGGCATGGGACATCCTCAAAATCAGACAGGTAATACGCGCAGCAATCATACCCAATGATGTAGCATTGACCAAAGACAGGGGGAACTGGGATCCCAATCGAGAGTAAATAATTCGGGCAAAAGTTAATGCGGTCGGGTGACTGATTGCAAGCGGTAAGGCAGCAATAATTACTGAAATAGTCATTGCATTTCAGCGCAAGGTAAAGACCCGTCGTACCGCCGCCGCCGCCACCTGCACAACAACACGCAATGACGGTTTCGCCGCTCATTTGTCCTCAAATTCCTTTGAGACAAAACTGGGCGGTACTGCCCACCATCCCTCAGGGATTTTTACCTCTGTTTCGGACAGCACCCATTGCCCCTCAACGAGGGTGTAAATCTTGCCCACGATCTGTGGCCCCATCCGAATCGGGCTTGATTCGGGGACTAGCACCGTTCTCGTGCATCCACTCGCGAATGCGAGAGCCGCCACGGCGCAACCCATCACGATCAAGATCAGCGTCAACGGCGATATTGCCACGCTCGATACGCTTGAGAAGGTAATCCACGAGCGCAACCGCGACCAACGCGACGATTCTGTTGAACATGGCGCGTTCTCCTCGTACCAATCGTCGTAACTGTCGTTCATTTTGCTCCCGCTGATTCTGAATTCACGCCGTTGTCGCGAGCAAAAAACAATCCAAATCCCGCAAGGGTTGCCGCAAGGACAACACCCCAGTCAGGGTTAGTCGTTGAGTCGCCGTCAGTCATTGCCGTAACAGCAACGCCGACTGCAACCAAAATTGCCCCAAGCCCTGCGAGAGAAGTGCGCCACGATTTAGTCATTTTAGTGTTCCTTTTTTTGGTCGCGAAGCCTGTTGACTTCGCCTTGCAAGTGATCGATGTCTCGACGCATTCCCGCAATTTGCTCGCGTAACGCCGCGAGACTGGTGTGGAGCCATGCCGCAGCCCCTAATACTGCGGCAATCGGGGCAATTATACCGCCAAGGCTTTCGATTGTCATAAGGTCCTTCGTTGTTAATTTCTGAGCGTATATAGAATATACCCCAAAAATTAGACCAAGGACAACTCAGAAACAGAATGTTGTAACGCGCACATACCCGTTTCCGCCTCGGCCACCTGTCCCTGCGGGGCTTCCGACTCCACCGCCCCCACCACCGCTCCCCCGAATTCCTTTGCCGCCTGTGCCACCGCCTGAGCCACCACCACCTGCTCCGCTACCAAACCCAAACGAGTCAGCAGAGACAACCCCGTCTCCGCCTGTACCGCCGACAATGCTCGTTCCTCCTGTTCCACCTCCACCAGTCTCAGGCGTAGCGGATCCCGTAATCGAAGTTTTGCGCGCAATACCTCCATTCCCTCCCGCCGCACTCGTTGCACCACCACCACCACCGCCACCGCTTCCTCGTCCACCAACACACCCATTTGCACCCGTAGTGCCACCTGCGCCGTACACATTAATTAGCCGAGTTCCAATAACAGTAGGGGCGGTTTGTCCACGCGCACCAGTAGCAGTTAAATAGATTGGAGAAGTCCCAAAGGTAGTCGATCCTGCAACTGAATTTGCTCCCCCTCCCGTAGTGCCTCCGCCGAGAGTAATCGTTACTGTTGAGGTCAAATCGGAGGCGGCAAACATCAGGGTTTCATATGCCCCACTTGCACCCGCATTGCCACCCGTTAGTCCTGTCCCCGTTACCCCGCTTGCGCCTCCCCCACTAGCCTCGACAAGCACAAGGAACGCACCTGCGGGTTTCGTCCAAGTTGTTCCCGTTGCGCTACCCCCGTTTGGGGTGTCATCGTAAAATTCTTGAAGATCAATCGTGTGAGAGATTGCAGACCAAGCGGTTGCGTAGTCGGCGGCAGAGGTCTTGGTTAGCACCGTTCCCGTTGCACCTCCAACGGGAACTCCAACGCCGTTTGCTCCTGCCTGACCCTGCGTAACCGACAACTCGACCCCTGTGTCTGTGACCACAACCGTAACATCGGTGTTGGAAATTTGGATTGTGGTCATGGAGTCACCTCGCCGACATATGGCAGGACTTGCAATGCACCACCGAGGTAGTAAGGGCGTTTTACGCCACCCGCCCACTCGATGTAAAAGTCGAACTTCCCGTTTCCCGAGTCAAAAGTTGCGGTGGTCGCCGCAGGGATCACCATGATTTTTTCGGCGGTTGTCGCTCCCGCCGTGAGTAGACCGTTTGCGGTTGTCGCAGTCAGAAACGCGGCCTCATTAGGCATCGCGCACACAACTGACCACCCAGTAGCGGACGCAATATCTGCAACCCCCGTAAGGGTAATGGTCTGTTGGTAGGTCTGACCCTTAGCGAAAATGATTGTCCATCGGCTCATGGGAGGAAATCCTAAACATCATTGCAGACAATTTGAATGGCGTTCGGGACGCTAAACCAATATTCGACGGGGTGTGGCCCACCTTCGGTGGTAGCAGTTATCCATTGCTCACACATCATAACCACACTTTCCGCACAGATTTCCTTCGCGTCTATAACGCCTTCGGAAATAAAGTCTTGGCGAACTCCCGCCGCGATAACATTGTCAATGTGTCCTGAAGAAACATAATGGTTTCCCGCCTCCATCAAGTTTCGTGCGTTGTTGCTTGTTCGGCCATACGGGGCTATTCCTACCGCCAAGGGATTGTTTCCTGCGGGGTTTGGCTCAACCTCGACAAAATAATACATCCATCGCCAATAGTCATCTCCCGAGTTTCCAATACGCTCTGCACTTACAATTTTTGCAGGGAAGATTCGCGTGTTCGGCGGGGCAACATCAAGTTGCGTTACCCCGTTAGACAGCCGCCTCGCCTGAATTAATCCCTTGCTAATCGTTAGGTCTTCAGGATCATTTAGCGGCAACCCGCTTGGGCCAAAGATCCAATCGTCTTCCGCGCATTCCGTAGTCATAACAGGGAGCAATTCGACCGTGTCAACCCGTGTCGTTTGCTCGTCTGTTTGTGTCGAGCGGTACGGCCTTACTGCAAACCCGTACCTTTTCATTGTTCCGTGATACGCGCCAATAGGCGGAATCGGCCACCCCATGTAAGCAACCTTGCCAAAATTAAGCGAGCATCGTTTGGCGAGTAAGGCGGTTACTTTTGTCTTGTAAGAAGCGTAGTCCCACCCATACGGAGGAGTTTCTAATGTCTGACTACTTGAATACGGGTTAAACAGGATTGTAGAAGGTGCGGCAAGTGATCGCGGCTCGCGTAAAAGGACAACGGTTTCGTTAATTTTTCTTGCGCGGGTTGTTAGTACTGGGTTTTGATTTCCAAACTCGCATTGATCTACAAACTGAAGATTGGCCGTAGTGACTGGCCCTTTATCGTTGTTGTATCGCGTGTTTGCTTCAATTGTCCGATACGGAAAAGACACGCACACTTCCGACGGCATTCGGTTTACCTGTGCGTTCCCTGTCTGATTCCATGCCGTCATTAAAGGGTCAGCCGAACTAGCCGATCCACTCGTTGGCTCTACGCCACCTGCGTAGGCTCGCTTCGTTGAGGTCATCCAACTACCAATTGCGCTTGTGTTGTTGTCAATGGTAACGAGGCTATACCCTGTTGCGTCTGCTTGATTCCAAACAAGCAAATAGCCCGTTGAGGACAACACCAAGTCAATTGACATTGCGAGGCTGCAATCAGGCGAAAAACGATAGTCCGCTACGCGACTAATCAATGAAGGATGTGGGGAAAACCCTTCAGTATTAAACGATCCAATCGTTAGCGCGTCTTTTAAAGACTCTAGTAACGGCAAAACCTCAGAGTCATACGCGACTCCACCTGCGTTCCATCGTCCATCGGACGAGAACATTGGGCCTGAGATAATGTCAAGAAACCGATCACTTGAGATTGTGCGTTTCCACCAATAGCGGACATCGACAGCCTCCACAACGCAAACCCCTGCGGCAACCCCGCCCTCTACGCCGTCGGGGACTGGAGTGATGTACAGAGGTCGCGGAGGGAGGAGGGTAACTTGAATTGTTTGGAGGCCAATTAACGAAGATTCCCGCCACGAAAATGTCGCGGACGCTGTTCCGTATTCCGCGCTACTCCCATACAGAAGAGCGATTAATGCCTGTGAAATAAGGCATTTAATAACGGTGTGGCGTGACGCTCCACTAGGAATGTCGATAGAAAACAGGTCGTTAATTGAGAGTCCGACCGTCGCGGCAATATTTAAGATCTCGTCGTTTGGTAACAGGACGGGAACTTTTGTCGTGTCGGAAAGAGTGAAATACGCCTCAATCATGTCGCGAATACCTGCGCGGGAACGCTGTAATTGTTTGCCGCAGTAGCGAGGATGTGAAACACGCTTTCGTCGTGCGACTGTGACGCATCAGTAGCGATTGGAGCAATAGCGGGGTTGACAACAAGAGACGGAGCCTCCCATGTCCGAATTGACCCAATTGCATCGTAAGAGGTTGTGTCGTATCCCGCACCTTCTTCGGCAGGGTCGTACATTTCAAATGTTCGCTCGTAAATTCCCGTGTACAGGCGCGTCCCTTGAGAATCAAAACGGCCAAACGCAACATTCCAATCGTCACTAACCAAGATTGCTTTGTCGGGAAGGGGTCGAACAACTTTTGGTGGGGCTTGGTTGGCTCGCGAAACCTCGCATCGCTCAGTAATCAACACCTTTGGTCGGCGTGTCTGCAACACTAATTCAGCCCCCGTAAGATACATCGGGCTAAGTTTTACAAACCCCGAATCGTATCTTGCCCGTGTTGTCGAAACTGAATGAGCGACAATCGAGGTTTCCCCTGCCTCCCCCGCAGGTTGAGACATTTCAGAAAAATGCGGCCCATTTGCAAGACCCGAATTCATGCCCGAAACACCTTCGGTGTCGTAAATAACCGCAACCGTAATCGTTCCTACGACCCGCGCCCCCTCAAAGTCGTAAATGGCCGCGTAGGGCAAGGGGTAGTTTCCGTTGGCGCAATTCATGCCTGAGGTTACACCGCTAATGTAGTGCGGTATTGCCGCCCAATACCCAACAGGTATCGTAGTTACATCAGCCTGTTGCGTTGAATTGACTGGAGGCCCATATGCGTCCATTGTGCGCTTGTCTACATTTGATCTGGTAACGGTAAATCGCTGCCCCACCATAAACGCAATTGGAGCCATTGTTGTGCCACTAGTCGAGGTTGGAAAAGTCTGAGCCTCTAACTCAAACCGAATTGAAAACCCCGACATAATGTTCTTTTCTGTAACCGCCATTCTTGTAATAATTACATTTTTGTAATTAGCGTTAATTCGGGCAAGCGACAAAGCGACCGCCGCCCTAACGAGAATACGGTTCCCTTCGTTTGTGTTCATCAGCCTCATGTCGCCCTCCAACTCAATGGTCAGGCGGCAATTACCAATTCCTGCGTCCTGCGCTGTGCGCTCGTAGGTAAACTCCATATCACCTACACGGCATCCGTCAGGCAGGTCGTGAACATACTGCCTGTCCACGATTTGGTACATGAGTCCTGTGCCATTTACATCGTAGGCAAACTCTTGGCTTTCTCTCCTCCAACCCGCCTTCGGCACATCAGGTAAAATGGCTCGACGAAACAAGTCTGCCCACGGAATTGAGTTATCCCAGTTTGAGTTGTCGCGAGCAGCAACGGCTATTGAGACACTCTTTGATCCACGGTTTACCCGTAGTGTCCCTTGAATAGTTCGCGTCAATCTGCCTGTCGCCTCTACCGATGTGCGCTGCGTCCAAACATTACTGGCAATGGGAGTGTCACACGCCGTAATAGTGTCAGTAATTTCCCATCGGATAAGCGCAACTGCTGCACCAATAACTTGAGTCGCGGTAAGTTTCAAATACGGCCCACCGATAGAACTGTCCAAGTAACTAAGGTTAATCAACTGCCCTGCGGGGATAGAAGTGTTACTTAAAAGGGCAGATGTCAATCGCGTGGATTTGTTGCCCAACACGGCTTGAATGGCTGTCCAGTTTTCCCCGTTGTAAATAGCCGTTCCTGAAATCGAGAGGCGAACCCCCGCCGCAGTTGAGTTGTCCTCTGCCATCCACGGCTCAGAGGAATAGGACTCAATATTGACTTCTGAAAGGGTAAACACACTACCTGCGAACGCGGAAATAACCAAACTACAGTCGCTAGGCATAAGTCACCTCTATTAAAAACACTCGTTACTTAATGGGATAGTTCTTTCCTGTCATCGCTCTCACATCTGCCGTATACCAAT